GGTCTCTAAAATCCTCAAAGGAGGCAACCAATGTTCACTCGAATCAGACAGAAGGAATCAACGTACAAGTCCAGCTATCATCTCGTAAGAGGCGACGGCATTGATAGGACTTATACATCTACCTACAACAATAGTGGTCTTAAACAAACCATTTATGACGCAGGTAAAACCAAGTTTCGACCTGGTAGATTCTCTTTGAACGATGTCGAGATTAGGAAGAACTCTGTTCAGCCAGATTTTACATCCCTGGCATGGGCAGATCCTAAGAACTGGCCGTACTCTTTATCTATCTCCGGATGTTTGATCGGAAAAGATAATTTGGCCGTTCCGGACACTGGTAGTGCAGTTACAGCTGATCCTCTTGCGGTGCTGGAATCTTTATACCAAGCTCAAGCCAAGTTAGGCGAGAATACTTGGGAATCCGGCGTTGCAATGGGAGAATTAGTTTCGACTGCTAAAATGGTAGCATCGCCAATCAAGGCGCTTGCTGCTAAAGCGGGACAGCTCACTAAACGTACCGCAAGGTACTTTAGGAGGGCAGGTATCGTCAATGGAATTAAACCCCAAAGACATGCCCAAAGACGTGCACGAAAAGCTCTGGAGAAGCAACTCTCGAGCAACTGGCTAGAAGCCTACTATGGCTGGTTGCCGTTGATGTCTGATGTTGAAGATGCTCAAAAAGCGTTTTCACTTAAGGCCGCTCAATGGTGCCGAGTCCTAAGATCGTCACGCCATACTATCTCGTCTGTGCAACAAACTACCGTTGCCAACGTGAAAAGTGTGGACGTCGCTTACATTTATTATGATACGTTGACGAGTACAGTAAGTAAAACTACTGGTATCGTTTACTATTATGAGAAGATGTTCGACCGTCGACTTGGAGCGTCAATCTATGACATTCCAGGTGTCCTGTGGGAACTCATCCCTTACTCTTTTGTATTGGATTGGGTGTTCAATTTCGGTACGTGGTTAAACTACGCCAAGCCGAAGCCAAACCTCGATGTTGTAGGTAATTGCGTCTCAACGATTAACGTTGTTGAGAAAACGTGTATACCTAATCGAGCTAGGTTCCGTTCTGTAGCGTGGCCTATCACTATTACCGGGAGCTCACCGCTCGTGACCAAAACTCAAGGTCTAAGTCGTGTGAGGAACGTCCCAACTGGTAACTTCTACCGGTTTAACCGCAATATCGCTTCACTGAAACATGTGTTAGACGGTATTGCCCTTTCCTACCAGAAACTTAGCACAGTGCTGAAATTTCGGCGTAGGTAAATTTTATTTGGAGATGACATTATGTCTATAACCAACCCAAGTTTCCTCCTGGACGCGACACTTGCCGCAACTGGAGGCACCGCTAAAGCCTTTACTTTAGACTCTCTCAAGGTAGCCAATGGCATTGCCCTGATCGAATCTTCCTACTCAGATTATCGAGTAGCGCGACGTTTAACGCTGAAATCAAAGCCGTCTGTCTACGACCGTAACACAGGTTTGTGGTCAGCTGCCAAGAAAGAAGCAGTCGTGACTTTACCCGTAGTACTTGCAAACGGTTTAACTGAGTTTCAGTCCTTTACCCTCGTACATATAGGGTCGGCAGAAGTTGCAATGAGTGTCCAAGACACCCTGCGCAATCTTACTGCTCAAACCTTGTTTGACGCGGATCTAACGGATTTCTGGCGTTATGGAACGCTGGCTTAGTTTTATCGGATTGATTTGTGAGTTTTCAACAAAAATCTTCACCCTTTACCTGTTAATATACAGGTGGGGGAAAGGTGATGTGAACTTATGGGTAAGAAAGATTACACCTTCAAAACTAAGAAGGCGATCTCGTCGGACACGATAATGAAAAATGTGTACGACAAACTTTGCCGTGATTTTAATCTTCAGGATTTGCCAAGTGTGCGTAGATCGATGGACAATCTTAAGGGCGACATCGTTGCCTTTCGGAGCAATCCAAGTCTTGTTGGGAATAAATACCAACTCGACCCATATCGATTCAAGCAATACTGGCAATTGGAGAATTTCCTGAAGCGCTACCGGTTTAACAAGGACATGTATAGCGACGACGCCCTGGAAGCCATAACGAACAGTAAGTTCGAGGACGACCAGGGCCGAGTTGCGTCAGGCCCAATAGTGCGGACTGAACGTCTACATCGCGTAATACAACACGCGAGAAAGACTGTTCGTGCTATACTCGGTGATCTCCCAACCGATACTGAATTATTTGACCTTGGCCGTTTACCAACGAGGGCTACAGCGGGTTCCCCGCTCGAAGAATCGTACTCCGATTTGAAATGGGGTACGGCTCCTGTTACAGGTTCTCTGGATCACATTAGCTTCTTAGCTACCGAAGCTAACCGGAAGGATATGAACAAACTCCTATACGGTGTTTTGAAGCGGAATAAAATCGGCTTCCAAATATGTGATGCGCTGGCAACTACAAACGTTCCAAAGTCTTGGAAAAGTTATCGCGGAATTAGCCCCGACACTACAACTGGTTCTTACTACAGTTCTGCGTTGGGTGCCGCAATGACAAGCAGGTTAGCGGACCACGGATTGAATATCCGTTGGCTCCAAGTTAAGCATAGGAAGTATGCGAAAGCGGCTTCCAAACACCTTAACCGAGCTACTACTGACCTTAAATCAGCCTCACAAAGTTATGGGGTTGACACGCTTTGCATGCTGCTACCACGCAAGTGGTTTAAAGCGGTTATGCGTGGAAGAGTTTCCTACACCAAGTTAGGCTCTGGTAAAGCTGAAAGAACAATTAAGCTTGCCTCAGTCATGGCTATGGGAATAGGATTTACTTTCCCACTCCAGACTTTGCTCTTTTACAGCTTAGTTACTGCTGTAAAGGAATTGCTCCACGTTGAAGGTAGAGTTTCTGTTTTTGGGGATGATCTAATTTATCCCAGCTGCATTCACAGCTACGTCGTAGACGTATTAAAACAGTTGCGTTTCCAGACAAACGATGATAAAACATTTGCGAGTCCGGATATACCTTTTCGTGAATCCTGTGGTGGCGATTACTACCGCGGGATCGATGTTCGACCCTTTGCACCAGAAGGCGAGAGCGTCAGCTACACACCAGGCAATCGGTGCGCGGCATTCCTGTACAAATTGTACAACGGGCTAACTACCCGCTGGGATCCGTGCGAGATACCGTTAACACTTAGGTATCTAGAAGTAGAACTTACACGAGCCACATGGCAAATTTATCAAGTGCCTGTGAATTACCCAGAGTATTCGGGTATACGTACGTCAAGTTTGAAAACTGATTGGTACCTCCCTTATGCACCCCAACTTTATAGTAAGGATCTTCAAAGGGCAACATTTATGTGCTTGACCGAAAGGCCAGGCCGTAGATTTGTCACCTCAGAGGATGTTTACTGTTGGGATTGGTTACTTGCTGCAGAATTTACGCAGCGGCCAATATTAGACCGGAAGTTTCTTGGGCTGATCAAGTCCAGAGACGTCCGGCGTATACTGCATGAATTCCCTTTACCTAGCGAACAGATTGAATATGGTTCGCAGCGTCAGGTTCTCATTCTGACGAAATTTAGGTACAAAAAGCCCCGGAAGGGGAAAGATGGGAAACCCAAGAAATTTGGGTGGAAGGCGGCTACAAGCCTACATGGTGTG